AGTCCTTACGGAACAGGGGTTCCTATGGATATAGGATACGATAAAGAATCGGCACTAACTCCAACAGATGCCGCCGCAATTATAACTAGTGGTGTTCCTGTGGTTGGAGATATTTTAGGGTTAGTTGCAGACGCTGATATGTATGCTCGAGACCCTGAGTCTAGGAATATTTTAAATTACGTTTTAAGCGTAGCGTCGATGTTGCCGATTATTCCTGCAGCATCACTATTAAATAAACGTGATACGTCGACTATGGTTCCAGACGATCCTGAAGAATATTTACAAGGATTGTTGCAAGAAGAGCAAGCCAGCGAACTTAAAGGGCTTTTATCGGAAGTTCCATTTAGTGGAAAACTTTCGAAAAGGGAGTTCGATAAAAGATTAAGACGCCACGAGCAGTACTTAGAGGATTTAGAAAAAACGACAGGGTTAACTAGGCAACAACGTTTAGACAGAGACTACCCTGTAAGCGTTTACCATGGTACAAATTCTGCAGACGAGATCGACAATTTCGATCCTTCGTTATATGCTAACAAAGGAACGTTTCTAACAGAATCCCCGGCGTTAGCTTTTAGTTATGGCAACTCTGTAATGCCTTTACGAATAAATGATTCAGGCTTTGCTGTTGTAGACTTTAGAGGCAATAATTGGAATAATCCCCCGGAAGATGCGACATTGCGATTACCTGACGGAACGGAGATATTTTTAAAAGATTCTAATGTTTTTAACACAGACGATATTGCGAGTCTTGCAGAAAAATTAAACATCCCCGGTATTCGATTAAAAAATATTGTTGATATTGGGTCGGATTCTAATCTTAAAGGCCCAGACTTTCGTGAGGAGTTAATTGAGTACGGAGAAAACCTCGAAAAGTATGATCAGTTTATTGTTATGGATTCTAGTCGAATAAGGTCTACTTCAGCGAAAGCAGATCCAAAACGAAAGAGTTCCGAAAACATTTTAGCGGCAATAGCCCCAGTAGGGGTTGGGTTAGGAGGAAGTGCTTACCTTGTAAGTAGCCGTTCTCCAATTACAAACGAAGACGAAACTTAGGAGTATTTATGAAAAGACAAGGCTATAACGCACGACTCGATGATTCTTTAGGATCGAAAAACGGCAAGAAAAAGCAGTCGATGAAATCTCGTCGAAAGGAAAGCAAGGGTACTGAAATGGCTATGGGTAAGCCAGCTTACTCCGGGGATTCTATGATGATGTCCTACGGTGGCAGTCTTAAGAAAATGAGAAAGGGTGGTAAAACTTATCGCGGCGCTGGCTGTGAAATACGCGGCTAATGTCTAATAAAGTTTTAGAAGATCTTCGCAATGTAGACTTATCTTACTTATCAAAGGAAGAAGCTAAAGAGTTCACGATTCTTTTAGAAGAACTTGAAAAGCGAGAACGTCAAGAAAAGTCTGCCGCGAGCTTTTACGACTTTGTGAAGATGATATGGCCCGAGTTTATCGCGGGCGCACACCACAAACGAATGGCCGAGGCTTTCGATAAGATTGCCTCAGGCGAATCGAAACGTCTAATTATTAATATGCCTCCTCGACATACGAAGTCTGAATTTGCTTCGTACTTGTTTCCTGCATATTTATTGGGTAAACGTCCCAAGTTAAAGATTATCGAGGCAACACACACGGCTGACTTAGCTATAAACTTCGGTCGTCGTGTTCGTGACTTGATTGAAAGCGAAGAGTATGCAGAGGTTTTTCCCGGTACTCAGCTAAAAGCTGACTCTCGTAGCGCCGGTAAGTGGAATACGATGCAAGGGGGGCAGTACTATGCGGCGGGTATTGGTGGTGCATTAGCTGGTCGTGGTGCTGATTTGTTTATTATCGACGATCCGCACTCTGAACAAGATGCGTTTTCGGATAAAGCGTTGGACGAAGCCTACGAATGGTATCAAACAGGCCCTCGACAGCGTCTTCAGCCGGGAGGAGCTATCGTTGTTGTAATGACTCGTTGGTCTAAAAAGGATGTAACGGGTCGTTTAATTAAAAAGATGACTCAAGATAAGGGCGGGGATAAGTGGGAACTAATAGAGTTTCCTGCGATACTACCTTCCGGTAAACCGTTATGGCCTGAGTTTTGGAGTCTTGAAGAATTAGAAGCAACTAAATCGTCTATTCCTCCGTCAAAATGGGCTGCTCAGTATATGCAGCGCCCAACTGGGGAAGGTATTTCAATTATTCCAAGGGATTGGTTTAAAGTTTGGCCACAAGATCAACCTCCTTCTTGTCAATATTTAATACAAAGTTACGATACTGCGTTTTTAAAATCTGAACGAGCCGACTTTACTGCGATAACAACGTGGGGAGTGTTCTATCCTGAAGGAAAAATTGGAGAAGATCTGTATACGGGCGAAGAAGCCCATATTGTTTTATTAGATTGCGTAAAAGAGCGGTTCGATTTTCCTGAATTAAAGCAAGAAGCTCTGCGGTTATACGAATACTGGAACCCTGATTCGGTAATTATTGAGACAAAAGCCTCTGGAATCCCGTTAACACAGGAGTTAAGGCGATTAGGTATTCCGATTAACACATATTCACCTAACAGAGGGCAAGATAAGATCGCAAGATTAAATTCTGTTAGCCCTATTTTCCAAGATGGAAAGGTTTGGGTGCCTGAGACACGTTGGGCCGAAGACTTAATGGACGAAATTAGCGATTTTCCTAACGGTGAGAACGATGATTTGGTTGATGCGACAACATTAGCCTTAATGCGGTTCAGAACGGGTGGATTTTTGCAGTTAAAAAGTGATTTTTCGGAAGAAGAAGAGTATTATCCGAAACTTAGGGTATATTATTAACAAAAATCTAGGTAAGGTTGCCAATTATGGCTGATATGCAAGATTATTTAGACGATTCTTTCGCCGAAATTGAAATTGAAGGGGTTCCAAACCTCGAAGACGGTGTAGAAATCTTTTTTAACGAAGAAGGCGAAGGAACTTTAGGGTTTGACCCTGACGAAGAGTTCGAAATAGATTTTAATGACAACCTTGCAGAGTATTTAGACAACGGGGAACTTGGAAAAATCGGTTCTAAGTTAATTTCTGCGTATGAAGACGATTTACATTCTCGACAAGACTGGTACGAAACGTTTAAGGACGGTCTTGAGTTATTAGGTATAAAATCAGATCCTAGAAGCGAGCCGTTCCAAGGTTCAAGTGGTGTTTATCACCCTTTACTTGCCGAAGCGGTAACTCAGTTTCAAGCGCAAGCCTATAAAGAATTATTACCTTCTGGTGGACCTGTCGACACTCAAGTTATGGGTAAAGTTACTGATCCGAAGTTGCTTCAAGCAAATCGTGTCAAGAACTTTATGAATTATCAAATAACTTACAAGATGGAAGAGTTTGATCCAGAAATGGATCAGCTTTTGTTCTATCTTCCGCTTTCCGGTTCTGCTTTTAAAAAGTCTTACTATGATCCAACTATAGGTCGTGCGGTTTCTCGGTTTATTAAATCCGAAGATCTTGTAGTTCCTTACTATACGACTGATCTAGTTTCAACGCCTCGAATTACGCATGTGTTACACATGACCGAAAACGATTTGTTAAAGTTAAAGCGATCAGGCTTCTATCGAGATACTCCAACAACGTCTCCGGGGCTAACTCAAGAGTCTGTCGTTCAAGAAAAGATTGACGAGCTTGATGGGTTAAGTCCGTCTAATTCAGATAGAGAGTTTACGTTGTTAGAAGTACACGCTGAGTTAGATGTACCGGGTTTTGAAGATACAGACGATATGGGAGAACCCACAGGTATTGCATTACCGTATATCGTAACTATCTGTCGAGATACGCGTGAAGTTTTAAGTATTCGCCGTAATTACGATGAACAAGATCCTTTACGAAAAAAGATCGAATATTTCACGCACTTTAAATTTTTACCCGGATTAGGTTTTTACGGATTCGGACTTATCCACATGATTGGAGGCGTTACTAAATCAGCTACGTCTATTTTACGACAGTTAATTGACGCAGGGACATTAGCTAATTTACCTGCAGGGTTTAAGTCTCGCGGATTAAATATTCAACGTGCAGATGATCCTATCCAACCCGGAGAATGGCGAGATGTAGATACTCCGGGAGGAACAATCCGCGAATCGTTTATGCCGCTTCCCTATAAAGAACCTAGTGGCACATTAGCAAACTTATTAGGTGTTCTAGTTGATTCTGGAAAAAGGTTTGCATCCGTAATTGATCAAGGCGGTGCCGAATCTAATCCTAATGCTCCTGTCGGTTCTACGATAGCTACGCTAGAACGAGGTCAGCGAGTAATTTCTGCAATCCATAAACGATTGCATTACGCTCAAAAAACTGAGTTTAAAATATTAAAGAGAATTTTCGGGGAGGTATTGCCTCCTGAATACCCATATCAGGTACAGGGAGCACAACAAACCGTATTCAGAGAAGACTTTAGCAATCAAGTTGATGTCATTCCTGTATCTGATCCTAATATCTTTAGTACTACCCAACGGATTATTTTAGCGCAAACACAGTTACAGATGGCGCAAAGTGCTCCGCAAGTGCACAATCTAAAAGCAGCTTTTCGTAAGATGTACTTGGCTTTAAACATTAAAGATATTGATGACATTCTTTTACCCGACGTTCAGCCAGCGCCTAAAGATCCAATACAAGAAAATCAAGATTCTCTTAACAACGTTCCAATGCAAGCATTTATACAGCAGAATCATGATGCACATATTCAAACGCATTTGTCATTTAGTCAAAACCCTGCAGCAGCTCAAAACCCTGCGGCTGTTCAAGCGTTAAACGCGCATATACAGCAACACCAAGCATTAAAGTACCGAATACAAGTAGAACAATTACTTGCTCAGCAAGGTATTCAACTACCTCAGCCGGGACCAGATGGTCAAATGCCACAAATACCTCCAGAGTACGAAAACCAGATTGCTATCGCAGCAGCACAAGCTACACAGCAGATCACTGGTCAAGAGCAAGCATTGCAACAAGCGATGGAAGTTCCCGATCCCCAGCGTCAAATGTTCGAACAGCAAATGGCACTAGAAGCTGAAAAGTTAAGGCTTCGTGAAAAAGAGGTTGATCAAAAAGCTCAACTTGAACTTGAAAAGATTGACTCTCAAGAGCGCCAAACTGATGTCAAAATTGCAGCAGACTTACGCGAAGTAGAGCTACGGGATGAAAGATCCGCAGATACGAATTTAACTAATCTTGCGCGTATAGTTAAAGAATCTAGGGAACAGCAATAATGAAAGGTGTTAAAAGAGGCCCTCCTCCTAGAAAGGGGCCTGTAAGTCAAGGTTTAAAAAAGCGAGGTAAAAAACGATGAGGTATGAAAGCAAACAGTACCCCGGTCCGGGGGACAAGCGCCCGAAGAAAGTAAGCGTAGATTCTATGTCTGCTTCTGATAAAGGGTTTGCTCAGGCTAAAGACTGTAAAATTGGTGTAGTTTCTGAGCTTGGGAAACAGAAAAAGATTAAAGGAGTTGGTGCTGCAACTAAAGGCACTTCTTTCACAAGTTACATAAATTAATTTATGGACTTTATTAAGTATTCTGAGTTTTTACTCAAAAAGATTCGTGAGCGCCAAGAGGTTCTCACGCATACGCTTGCTTCGGGAAGCGCCCAAGACTTCGCTCAGTACCAACGTATTGTTGGGGAAATTTCAGGTTTAAATTTCACTGAGCAAGAAATAGTAAACCTGCACTCAAAAATGGAAGAGATCAATGACTGAAGTACCTGACCGTGTATTAAATTTTGGTTCCGATGGCGAATTCGCGTTAGAAGACGAGAATAAGCTAACTGCTGAAAATTTAGAGTCTCACGCTGATAAACTTCCCGTACCTACGGGATATAGAATATTAATTCTGCCATTCGAGCCAAGCCATAAAACCCGTGGTGGAATCATGCTCGCTAAACAAACACTGGACAAAGAAAAGATTGCTACTATTGTAGGATTAGTCGTTTCTATGGGACCAAGTGCATATGCAGATGAGGATAAGTTTCCAACCGGCCCTTGGTGCAAAAAGGGGGATTGGGTAATTTTCGGAAGATATGCGGGAGCGCGTTTTCGTATTGAAGGTGGCGACATGCGTCTTTTAAACGATGATGAAATCTTAGCTGTTATTTCTGATCCTGAATCAATTCTGCAATAAGGAGGACATATGTCTGAACAACAAATAGAACTAATTTTACCAGACGAAGAAGTTGATCCACGTGAAGCTGATGTTATTCAAGAGCGTCAGCAAGATCAAGACTTCGGAGAAAAAGAAACTGAGCAAGCGGCTGAGTTAGAAGATTATAGTGATTCAGTTAAAAAACGTATCGATAAATTAACTTATCGCATGCGTGAAGCTGAACGCCAAAGAGATGAAGCGATTAACTTTGCTCAAAATTTACAACAAGAAAAGTCTAGTTTAACTAATAGACTTCATTCGTCGGATGCAAGCCTAATTAATGAATATAAAGCTAGGATTAATTCTGAAGCTGAAAGAGCTAGAAAAGCTCTAAGAGAAGCACAAGAGCTTGGTGATCCTGAAGCTATTGCGTTAGCTA